TTACATATTTTTAGTATTATCTACTATCTTATCTAATTTCGATCCTAATTCAAGGATAAGCTTTGTGTATTTTACGATATCTTCCAAATAACCGTTAGTAATCACATGCTGATTCAAGATGTTACCCAACGTAGCATTGCCCTCCGTTGAGATAGAGACCAAAGATCCTATGCCGACAACAACATTTATCATTTGGCTCTTTATTTCCTCATTTGAAATCTGCAATGCTGTAAACCTACCGCTTAGTTCTCCTGCATCTTCATGTGTCATTTCAGTGCCAAACCCTCGTTGAGAACCGCCTTGTTGGGGTGTGCTATCTCCGGTCCAACCCATAGCATCTTTTAAAGCATTCCGTTCCGCAAGAGCTTCTGCGACAATGGCGTCCCATTCCGCTTGCGACTTTTCCATTTCTTCCTTGGTTATACCTGCCTTATCATCGTTAGCCTTAGCAAAACTATCATACCAAGCTTGCAACTTGTCTTTGTACTTATTTCCTACCATTGTAGTGAGAATAGCACGTTGCATATATTGCTCAAAATTCTTAGAGAAGTCCTCTGCGGAACTGTCCATATTTATAAGCATGTCTACAAAGCTGTCAAACACGCTATCAAAAGACACTTGCGTAAGTTGTTCTTTGATTTGGTTCTGAATATCCTTTATACGCTCTTCGCCATCAATAATCCCTTGCAGATATTCACGTACATCATCATCCAACTTTGACCAAAAAATATCAGCTTCTTTCAGTTTCTCAACTTGTTCTGCTGACAGGTCGAAAAGTCCTGTCATTCTTCCACTTGTCGCTTTATCAAAATCAGCTCCAAGGGCTTCACGTGCTTGTTCCCATCCTTCCTTGCTCATACCCTTGCGGATTCGTACGCCAATAGAGTGAGAACCTGCGGATGCACCTGCGTTCAGTCTTTCTTTACCAAGAATACGGTAACTTTCAATACTTTTTTCCGCCAACTCCAATGCCTCTTTCCCGACCTTATTAGCTTCTACACCGTATGAGGTATTAATGTATTCTTTCTTTTTGTCAATCAATTCGTCCCAAATGGAGTTAAGCGTATCGTACTGTTCCTTCATAGTGTTGTAGTGCGAGTAGTCAGCACCAAACATTCCATCAAGCGCAGACACAACAGAAGAGATTCCGTTGACTGCACTCATGGCACCACCTACAATGTCACCGCTCATAATCTGACCGACACCTGCAGTCGTCTGCCCCAATCCTTCCAAGGCATCAATAGCTCCTTGTATCTTGGAATCATCAAAGCCGAAGATATTGCCAATGTTGGAGCTAAACTCTTTAAGTGGACCGGAAAATTGAACGACTGCATTGCCTATCTTCGATATACCAGTACCAATCGCATCAGTATCACCTTTAGCGTTTTTAAGGTCACTGATTCCATTTTTAACGCCCTCCGTAAACTTCTTGAACGGTGATTTACCTGAAAGTGTATCCTTTAAATTCTTGATTGAATCGGTAATATCCTTGATGTTGATTGTGCCGTCCTCTATGCTTTTAAGGTCTTTATCGGTAAATCCTACGGTTTTCAAATCTTCAACGGTAACACCATTCTCTCCAGAAAGGTATGACACAAGTAGCTCGTACTTATCAATGACAGCTTGAATGGCGTTTACCGACTTGTCGGAAGCGTCTTCAAAGAGGTCCGCCATTGCCTTGGTTGATTTCCCATATTGTTCATCCAATGAAGATAATTCGCTTGCCCGTCTTGCCCTTGCGGATGCAATCTCTCTATTGCTACCCTCCTTCTTTATAATGTCCGCTATTTCATCTTCGTACTTCTGCGTGATAGCCTTTCTCTTTTCCTGGTAATCGCCAAACGCAATGAAGTATTCCTGCCATGCTTTTTTGTCAGCATCAAGTTTCTCTTTATTTGTGTCTTTTACATTATTCTCATATTTCTTGTAAGCGTTTTCTTCGGATTCAGCCAACTGAGTTTCCTGCTCATCAGTAAGTTTGCCTTTTTGCTTTTTATTCCATTCCTCACGTTGCTTTTCAATGGCATCAAGCTCTTTCTGATAATCCAAATCTATCTGCGCCAACTTCTTTTCAGTTCCGTCAGCCATGAGATTTATTTCGTCCTGTTGGTTCTTACGACGGATGGAAAGAAGTTCTTCAGCAAGTTGCTCTTGCTGTTTTAGTCTGTCTTCCACTTCTTTTTTGGAATGGCTTTTTTGTTTAGCCAGTTCATTTCCAGTTGCTCCACCCAACTCTTTATATGCCTTTTCAGCGGATAACATCTTATCCCTGGATTCTTTCACCTGTTTCGATGTAGCCGCCTTATCTTTGATTAATGCCTCATATCCTTTTTTCGCTTTTTCCCATTCGGCTTTAGCATTTGCCAAATCTTCCTGATATGTAGTTTCTTTTGTTCCCTGTTTGTTCTCAATTTCCAATTGGGCATTGATTTCCGACAAGACATCCTTTCTTGCGTTTGCCAATTCATTTTTCAGGTCTTCGATACGCTGTGCCTGAACCTTCATCTCGGAACGGTTGTTCTCCTTCTTAGCTAAATTATAAGCCCATTCCGCACTTTTTATCTGTTGTTCCAAGGACTCGACTATAGCCTGCTTTGACTGTGTTCTAGATTTTACAACTTCTTCATTATATGCCTTCCAAAAACCAATCAAATCCTGTATATGACCTTTCTCATCAACATATTTCCTAAAGAGTGCTGGGTATAGTTCCTCAATATCTTTTAAAGCTTTTAGTTTAGTAACATCGGCTTCCACCTCGCTATTAATGGTGCTAACAAGACCTTCCAAAATACGTTTCCGATCTTCCTCGTCCGTGTTGAGTTTTTCTATTTTCTTGTTATATGAATCTAAAGCACGTTCTGCTGACGTTGTATTATCAGATAACGACCACATTGCAACTCCAAGCCCTACAACAGCAGCTGACAATAACACATACGGATTAGTAAGCATAACAGCGTTCAAAGCTTTTTGTGCCGTTGTTTGCAAAACCAGCCATCCGTAGTGGGCACGTTCGGCAATAGTTAGAACGGCAATACCTGAAGCTTGTAAAGCTTGCAAAGCCGTGACTGTCATCACAGCCACTTTATATACGCCATAAGTTGCTACAAGACTAATAAGGATTTTCCCTACTTTCTCATAATTCTCAACCAAATAAGAGACACCGGACAGAGCTTCGTTTATAATTCCTTCATTGGCTTTCCCTATCTCATTGAACATGGTGGAAACAGCATCCTCTATATTAGAAATTTGCCCAGTGATTGTCTTGGACTGTTCTTGCATAAGGTTGTAGAACATTCCTCCCTCGTTTGTAAGGTTTTGGATGACTTTCTGGACTTCCGGGAATCCCACTTTCCCTGCTTCCACTAGACTTTTTACTTCTCCTTCTGCTACTCCGAATACTTTTGCCAATTCGCGAATCATAGGAATACCACGACCTGTAAACTGATTTAAATCTGCGGTATATAACCGTCCTTGCGTCATGGTAGTACCATACAAATACACAATATCACCAAGTGGCTGAGAAAGACCTGCGGCTATGTTTCCAAGACGTATCAAGTTGTCATTTACGTTTTCAACATTTTCTCCATAAGCAAGAAGTTGTTTAGCTCCATTTGCTACGCCTTGAAGGTCAAAAGGAGTGATAGCAGCCGTTTTTACCAATTGCTGCATGAGGGCATTCGCCTTATCCTCACTGCCAAGCATTGTCTTAAATGCAACTTCCAATTGTTGGAATTCTCCTCGGACTTGTGCAATATTTGAAATTAATTCTTTTGCAGTAAAACCAGCTCCGAATGCTGCGGCAGCTCTAGTCATACGGTTAAACAGTTCTTCAATACCTAAACCGCTTTGCTCTATTTGCTTGGACGTGTTTTTTACACCATTCTCTACTTCACGAAGTCTACGTAAGAAATTAGAATTATCACCTGTAATGTCAAAATGTATTCCAGCCATAGGTCTTTTCGATAGAAATAGTTCCGTGCAACATCACACGGCATTGCAAATATAACAATAAATGACATAGTTAGAGCCACAAACACACAAAATATATTCAACTGTTTATTTTTCCTATCTTTAATTTTGTTTATATTATTATATAAATTACATTTGTACAATATTACAAAGTAAAAAGCAGAGCAATGGATTTTAAGGATCAAGTTACACAGCTATCTGATAATATAAAAAAACAAAAAGACAAGATAGCTACAGAAGAAGCTACAAAAAACGCATTTATAATGCCAATGATTGCAGCCTTAGGATACGATGTTTTTAACCCTTTTGAGGTCGTGCCTGAAATGGATTGTGACTTAATAAAGAAAAAAGGAGAAAAAATCGATTATGCCATAATGAAGAATGAAAATCCTATACTTCTTATAGAATGCAAACACTGCAAGCAAGACCTAAACCTGCATGACACCCAACTACAAAAATATTTTGTAGCGTCAAAAGCGCGTTTTGGCGTGCTTACAAATGGAATAGAGTATAGATTTTACACCGACCTGGAGAAAATAAACATAATGGATGAGAAACCGTTTCTTGTCGTGAACATGCTTGACTTATCAGATGCGGATATAGAGCAACTAAAGAAATTCCATAAGTCATATTACAATGAAGAGGATGTTCTAAGTACGGCAAACGAATTGAAATACACGACAGAAATAAAATCAATATTGAATAACGAATTTGCATCACCTACAGCAGAATTTGTTCGGTTCTTTGCACGTCAAGTCTACACTTCAGGGCAAATCACATCAAAGGTGATAGATATGTTTACCCCACTCGTTAAGAAATCTATCACATCTGTTATTAATGATATTATTTCTGATAGACTAAATACAGCTATAAAAAACAGCGAGCAAACATCTGACTTACTCCCAACGATAGACAATACATCCATAAATACTTCCACAGAAGATACAGAAGAGAAACTCCCGGGCGGAGTTGTATACATGGATAAAGAATCCGGTGTCGTAACAACACAAGAGGAATTAGATGCCTACAACATCGTAAGAAGCATTTTAAGAAAAAGTGTGGATGTGGCTCGCATAACCTATAAAGACTATAAAAGCTACTTCGTTGTAAATATTGATAACAGCCAATGGTACTGGATATGCCGTATTTCTATCGGAGCAAGAAAAAAGCAAATAGGAATACCGGCAGACCAATATAAGAGTTGTGAATGGATTCAGATAGACAACGCGGATGATATATTCAAATATGCAGACAGACTTGAAGAAGCATTAAAATTAGCAATGGGGGAATAATTATTAAAAGCGTACATTATGAAAAGAATTTTATTTTTTATGGCAATGTTGCCTATGTTTTTTTTAACAGCTTGTTCAGATGACAATGAAATACAAAAAGATGGAGAGACAGGAAATGGAAATCCGCCTTTATCTTCCATTGTTGGAACTTGGGAAAGTGGAAATTATTTTGTTTCATTTGGAGAAGATGAATTTTATTCCGCATATATAGCAGATGAATTTATTGACAGTGGAGACTATAAACAAACAGAAAACGAGGTTACATGTTCAAATAATTACTTTAATAGAAAAACAGTCTATACTATTAAAAACATATCTAAGACAGAGATGAAGGTGCAAGTTTCATATACCGACCTGTATGGAAAAACTAATAGCAAAGACATGACTTTTACAAAGTCAAATGAAACCATAGTATCAAAAAGCAACACGTTGGCAGGTAAATCCATTACATCATATTCTTCTTACTTTGGAAATGTTACAAGAACATTTAATTCCTTTAATGCTGGGGTAAAATCAGCAACAAAAGGTAGTGCCGCAAAATATCCTTTAAATTTTTTCTATATCTATATCGGAAATAAAATGTATCATCAAGTTCTAAGAAACAACTCAATTCAAGTTCCTAGTATTGGAGGTTGGTCAACAAACTACAATGAGGTGATATGCTGGGAATTGCATTTCTCTGCCAATGGTTCTATAGATAGTTTCGATAAAATCGAAATATAAAATAAATACACAATGTCATAGTTTTAAACTATGACATTGTTCTATTTCACCGATAAATCACGAAAGTTTTTGTATAACCCTCGTGATTTTTTTGCCTTTTATTTGTCGCGCTGTTCTATTTGTCGTATTCAGTCCCATCTCATAGCCTTAATCCTTGCCATATTTGCCGGATCATCGGCATTGATGATATCACGGTCTTGAGGTATGTTAACTCGCTTACGTTCCTCGTCAGACAAATATATGGATGTTACGGAATCGGCAAGAAGCAATTGTAAATTGGCATAGCTAATACCCCAAACAACATATTCAAAAGTCCATCCGTACCGTTGACAAGCTGTATCTATCAATGTGCCATATATACTTTTGCCGCCAAATGTAAGAGAATTATTATCCTTCTTGGCTCTCATAGCTTTTGCTTGCCACTCTTTTTCCTTATCTATTCCAAGGTGTTTCATATATGCTGATATGTCTCCTTCAGGCAATACCATAACCAACAGTTGTGCCATGCTGTCATCGTCAAGCTCCTTGCAGAAGAAATCGCACCTTTCCTGTACGAGATTGCAGTCAAACAGCTCATCTTTCTTATTGATGGTATGATAGGACAAAATACGGCACACGCTTTCTTTTTTTCCCTGACACAGTCTCAACGCTTCCATATACGGATTAGCCTTGATAATTTCCAGATTTATGCCAAGACACTCCACAATCCTTGATATTAGGTATGTTTTTCCAAGAGTAACCGGATATAGATAAAACTGACGTTGATTTACTTTAAAACCATGCGGACGTTCAATTATAGTATCCGCAATGTCCATGTCTATAAGTTTCCCATCTTCTAACATAACAGTTCTTGTTTTTTTTAATTAATGCCGGATATCTTCACAGACAACCGGCATGAAAAGACATATGAACAACAAATCAAATTCTCAAAATCGAGCGGAAACACAGATTCGGACTGTGACCTCATATCTGGTTGATATGTGTGCATCCATTACACCATTTCCGCAAAACACGTGAGTACAAAGCCCCCACGCTTGGCATTACCTATCAAAAACTTATTACCCACCGGGATTGGGAGCAACTTCAAATTTATCTCCATCTCCGGATGTGTCTTCCGGATCACATTCAATCTTAGTTGGCTTACCAGAAGCAGGCGTTGTTATAATCTTGCCCCATTGAATCTGTTTTTTGTCCGAACCCGGTTTCAAGGCATCAAAAGTATACGCCCAAATACCACCATCTGCCGCTGTAAATGAATCCTCAACAGAAACGGTAGTTTTCTCCATACAGAATCCCTGAACATCAGGATCTTCGGGCTGCAAAGCAACAGCATAATTATGTGCTACCACTCCATCACTATCACTTATAGGACGCTTACGCCCTTTTGCAGCACGAATATTGAAAGTAAGAGCATAGGTGTTTTTTCCATACTTTACATCCTCGTTCTCTCCTCCTTCAATCTTTGCTTCTTTCTTGTCACCTTTTGTTGTTGTCAACTGTGTGGAATCCTCTACCGGAGTAGGCAATTCTTCCCATGAAGGTGATACTGCATCAAGGTCTTTAATAAAAATACGGGGCTTACCCCATCCGATTACTGCCATAGTTCTATATTGCTTAATATAGTTAATACTTATTCGTTATTTATTTCAATATACAGTTTGTTGTTGATGAAATGTTCCATGTGTCCATCCTCAAAAGAAACACCTGTTGGATTGGTTTTCTGACTGCATTTCGAAGGCACAGTATGATACTCATCTTTCCGTATAAAAAAAAGGAACTTGCATAATTCGCATAATTCACCGACACGTTGGGTATTCTTTTCCCATGCCTTTGTTCTAGCATTCCATTGGTCCCTAACATAAACATTGACATTCACATAAGCCCGCTGAATCTGACCGCATCCTTCATTAGCAAGAACAGATATAACAATATCCTCTCTGTCTGACTTGTTAGGTCTTCCCCTGTCACTCAATTTTCCAGTAATATCACTTTCAAGGCTGCTACCTTTAATCTTGTGATAAACGAACTTTGCAATATCAATATCTGATTTCATCATTTGGCAATCTGTCTCTTTAATTTTTCAAGCATCTTGGGAACTTGGTCTATTGACCATAATTCTGTTGATGCAAGCACATCCTTGTTATCCATCGCTTCCACGTATTCAGCATAGTTCATTCCGGCAACTATAACAAGAACATAGTCATTGGGATATCTTCTAGCCAGTTCTTCTGCCAAGTCTTTGCCGACTTTTACACCTTCTGAACCCTGCTTCACCTGATTAAAGTCCGAGTATTGGATAATACTGCCATTATGGGCTATTACATAGCCAACTGAACTACGCAGATTACCGGACTGGTCATACCAACTTTTGTCACCACCTCTATCACGTACCCTGATAACACATTGTTCACCAAGATACGACAAGGCGCGTATTGTCAGCCTCTCAACCCGTTCTGCCTCTTTCATCAGTATTTTATGAATCTCATCCAGTTTGGAAGTCATTCTTATTCCCATATACTAAACCCAAATCTTGCACTGAAGTTGGTAACGATGAAAACCTTTCACATTAAACTCTCTTTCAATTCCTCCAAGCAAAATCAACTTTACCCTATCACCTATTGTGAAATTACGGCAGTCCGGAGGAAGGTTGTACACCTCATAAGAGTATTTTCGTGTTACACCGTCTTCAAACTCCTTTTCATCTGCCTTACCGGAAGGAACAGCATCACAAGGAATATCACCTTCCCAATGGTCTTCTCCAGGATGGTAATCTCCGTTTCCATCCTCATACCCCGAAGCGGAAACGAGGTACTGTAATCTGTTAGAATTTCTGTTCAATACCGCCATTCTACAATAAACAATCACCTACATATACCGTTGGTTTTGCCTCCAGTTCTACTAAAGGTTCACCAATAGTCTTGTAAATGGAGTTAACACGTAAAAGTATCCGTTCTTTATCTTTATCAGATAAAGCCCCGAAGGACTTGTCTGCTTCAGAGAAATTGATAGCCTGGACCAAAGACCAAAGACAATCAGCTAAAGCTCCCTGGTATTCGTTAGAATGATCTATATCATGACCAAACTCATCATCACCATTAAGATTACGTTTAATCATCACATTCTCTACAAAACCGATAGAAATCGGATAGTGTATTTCGTCTATGAGAGCTTGCTGTATTGTCTTCATGGGTTACGATGCTTTATGTGATTCAACCGCTTTTTTCAATGCTTCTTCGTCTGCGTCACTTAATCTGTTGACTGCTGCGATCAGCTTATCGTCAGAAACGGTGGGAGTAAGGTTCCTGCCTGCAATCTTATTATATTCCGTCACAAACTCCGGTTTTTTGTAAGTTACTCCCCAAATTGTAATCTTAACATCAGAAGAATCTTCCCCTTCTTTTGTTGTGTCTACTGTTTGGGCTTCTAATATATCCAAAGAGTAGATTTGATCTACATTTTCGATAACCGGTAAGCAAATAGCCTGTCCGCTTGTAAATTCCCGTAACGGATCTGTCTTAGAGTAACGGCTAATCAACTTGTATTCATCAACGGTAGTATATTCAACTCCATTAACAGGATTAGTCGCTTCAGCCAAAGTTCCCCATACAAAAGAACCTACATTATCGGCAGAAGGGAGAAATATCAATTTATTCGCATTCCACGGTTTATAAGATACCCTTCGACCGTTCTTTTCATAAGTTACTGAACGGTCAATTTTCAGGAATGAGATACCGTTATATTGGTCAGAGAACGCTTCATCAAATAATGTAGAAGTAGGTACAGGCAGCTTAGTATCATTATTAAAGGTTTGACCTTGATAATTTGCAGCTAGCTCCTTTGCCCATTGAGACTGACGCATTTTGTTATATGTAGATAAAGCCAGCATAATAACTGAAATACTGTTACCGTCATCGTTAGCTTTACTTATAACTCTTTCAATATCATCTCCTGTAACTTCACCAGTAGTAACAACACCAAAGCTATGTTCTGGCAAATAACCATAATCAACACGAAGACCTATACCAGTATTTTTATCATCATCACCCTCAACAATGATGATGCCATCGGAGAGTCCTGTAAGGAAATTTGCTTCATTTCTCTCATCAATACCAATAGAGCAAGCCGTTCCATCGTCTAACACGCGAGTGATTATGCGGTTAAGGACAGATTTCTTAGCTGCATCCGTACTGGCATTGGATAAATGAGCTCTCATGATGTTGATGGCATTAATTTGACTCTCTTTTAGATTCTTTTTAATTCCGATCTTAGGCAATTCCCCGTTTGACCGTGCGATAGAATCTCGCTTTTTAGGTGAAAGCGGAGAGTCCATAGCTACCATATCAGCAGCTACATATGTAGTATTAGCAGATGTGCCTTCCCATTTTTGATCAGGAGAATATACATTAGTAAGCATCGTTTTGTGAAGATAGGTCAATTTCTTGTTTGTTTTATTGATCTTTTCTTTCACATATAGACTCAATTTAGGCCATATTCTTCTTACATATTCAATAAATAATGATTCATTCATCTTTCACCTCCTTTTAATCGTGTAAAAAAGTTAGTTGTGGCAATGCCGTTTTTAATTCAGCCCTAATGCTGTCAATAGGATAAGGACTTGCCACGTCATTCACTTCACCAGCATACATGATACCAACGAATGGTTTGTCGGCAGGCTTGGAACAAACAACAACACCGACATATTCATGACTTTCCGGCAATGATTCGTAGGCTGTACCTGCTGAATTAACAGGCATTGGCTTATAAGTATCGTTTTCTGTATCGCGGATGACAATGTGCCCAGCTTTGATCACAGGCTGTTTAAATTCAGTCATATCTAGCGTCCGACCATTCATAATTCCGCCTAAATAGTTACGAATAACAATCGAATCCATTCCGGTTAAGATTGTTTCTTGTTCGTTTACTAAATCAGCTTTTGCACCCATTTTTAATTTGTTTTTGATTAAAGGCCTTAGCTATTGCTATGACCTCATCGTCAGTTAATACTTCATTTTTTTCTTGTTTCTTACTACCTGGACCTGGAGGATTACCTAAACTAGAAAGCCCTGCATCGGCACGTTCTTGGTTGTAAGATTTCAAATCTTCCTCAACTTCGGAATAGAATTCTTCAAATTCTTCATCATTTTCAAACTTCATTTTATTGAAGGATTTTAATGTGCGAGCTCCGAATGTACCAGCGTCTTTCAATAAGGATTCAAGTTTTTCTTTACGTGTAGTGGTAACTTTTTCACCTTTCAATGCTGCGATTTCGTCATTCAGTGTTTGCACTGTCTGAACCAAACCTTTAGCCCATTCCGGAGTATCATCATTCTTTCCTCTGTTTTTGGGATTTTTTTTGTTTAAACCCGGCTGGCGATTAGTGGGATTTGATGGGCCATCGTCATCATCGTCATCGGGTTCATCGTCGTCGTCATTCTTTTTGCGGTTTTCTTCGATTACTCGATTTGCAAAAGACTGGCTGACTTGCAGGTAGGGGAGAACCGCATCGATAGCTGCTTCAATTTCTGCGTTTACGTCCTCATCGGAGACGTCATCTGTGGAGGTTAGGTTATCGGCAATTCTAGCAGCGATACCCATCACCTCTTTTTTATTGAACCCGAACGCCTTCACTTTCGGTTTCAATTTCAGCAAAACCTGTTGTTTTCTATCCATTGTACAATGTTTTAATTAATAAAAACGGCCTGCAAAACATTACATGCAAGCAGACCGTCAACCTTCTTAATCATACATTAAGAGCAATGAATGTATTCACGACAAGTTCGGTTGCATGTAACTTCACATGCTTTATGCAAATATACGAAAAGTGATTCTTTTTACTTCACTTTAAGTGTTAAACTATTATAATAAAACACACGGCACGAAAGTAATCTTGTACTCCGTGCCGTGAAACTGAATGTAATTGTACATCAGTAGTTATTCTTTGAGATACTTATAAGCCTTTAGATATTTATTCAGCCTTGATAAATCGCTCTCTGTAATTTGCTCCAGTCGGGTAATGTCCATATTATCTTCTAAATCGTGTAACTTTACTTGTCTTCCAATCGGATTAAAGCGGGAACGCTTGATAAAATCTTCATAGCTTTCATCTTTGTTGCGGGTGACAGAAAGAATGGCATCAACGATATTACGAGGAAAGCCTTCCATTAGTAAATATTCAGCAGTAACTTCAGTATCTTCTATCGTATCGTGCAACAAAGCAACAATTCTTTCTTCATCAGTAGAGCATCTGTTTGAAACACGGATAGGATGGAAAATATAAGGTGCTCCAGCTTTGTCAGCTTGATAAAGATGCGCATCAGTTGCTATTTGAAGAGCTTTTTCTAATAGTGAATTAGTAGTTTCCATATTCCATAAGTTTATCTTCCATTGTCTGAATACTCCCATTTTTTATCCCGTTCATACACAGTGTCACATACCTGTCCTTTAATGGGTGAGTTGTGTTTCTGTGTGCCTCTAAGCAATTCGTCAGGAATACCATCAGGGTAAGCAGAGCAATAATAGTCATCTGCATGAAAATGTTTACAGTATGCGCATTGTGAAGCATACAGATTTAATATTTCATGCCTGTCATCTGTACATGAATAATTGTCACCGTTTTTATATAATCTCTTAACCATAATGCGAATATAGCTATTTAGTCTTCATTTTAGAATAATCGAATCCCAGTTTTTTTGATAACCTCTTCCATAATATATGAAAATGAGTTGCACTTGCCTGTGATATTGTAAGTGTGTCTTTATTTATCCTTCTTGTAAATTCTAACCGCAGATTTCGATTTTCATCATTATATAATTTCATTAATTCCTCTACGCTTATTCCCCAGCCTCCATCAGGCCTTTTCATTGAAAAGGTATAATTAGGGGTTACGGCCCTCATTTCTGCAAGATTATTTCCAACAGCCAATGCTATATCTTGTATGCTGAAAGAATTTCCTATACGCATAATATCGTTTTCCGAATATCCCCATGCACCCGGATGATTATGGGTAAATATTCCGTCATTCATTAAGAGACATTCATCTTTTGTGAATTGAACACTACGACTTCCTCCCCTCTTATCAATCACAATATTACCATCCTTATTGAACAATACACCTGTCTCATGGCTTTTATTTTGCCGTATATTAGATTCCACATCAGATACAGCCTTAGTAAGCTCGTAATTACTTCCGTCAAGGACTGAAAGCTGCTCCATACCCTCAATCTTATAAACTGTAAATGTCGAAGTTGGTGTATAATCAAGTATACTGTCAATTCGTTTTTGATTATCCCTAACAAAATATGGTAGCGTCCTTCTTTTCTTGGCTTCTTCTATACGGTAAGCATTTGCTCCCACCCACTGTTTGAAAGCGTCCGGTACATCCTTGACCTCATTCACGCTTTCTGTAGAAACATCGCTCCGTCCATCCCATTCCCAAAATTCTTCCTCTGTTTTGAGGATGGGGATTTTATAACAAAGGTCATTCGGATGCCAGCCAGTCCAAACGAAATCTTTAGGATATTTACCTGCTAACCTATCGCATATATCCCCATGTGGCATACGGTGATGATGTGAAGAGCTTAGCTTTATTTCGTACCCCACAACGAAATCCATTTGTTTCCAACGCTCATTTTCAGCAGTCCGGTAAGCCATGTTAATTTCAGATCGAGCCAGTCGGATAGAACGGTATTCGCAATCCAGCAAATGCATCGCACTTCCATACTTCTCTTTGTAGTCTTTTTGCAGCGATGGGAAGTCGAGCAGGTATTTGGAGATTTGCTTGCTTAACGTAATCGCACTTGTGCCTTTCTGGATGGCACAAGAAATGGCAGCTTCCAGTTCTTCTTTGTAGATGGTCGATTGCTTCCAAAGTTTATCTGATATATTGAACCCCTTATCCTTTCTGCTCTGAAAGCTTTTCAGAGCATCGGAGTTTGTCTGATACAGCACCGTGTATTTTTTCTTATCCACAATGGCATCGTATGCTTGTAGCACCTTGTCAGCCATCAAATCCTGTACCTCGTTACTATTCTTCCATTCCTCGGATGTTCCTCGATAGATAACTGAATGAATATCATCAACGAACTGCATTTGAATGTCAGCTATCTGTTTTCTTGTTTGAGGGTAGTCAGACCATTTGAAAGGCTTGTCGCTTTCAGCGGAGTAATCGGTACACGACACGGCTTTGGCGACTTCCAAGTTAAGAGTGTCGTAGATTTGCTCAACAAGGGCGACATACCTGTTCAGCCGGTTGTTGAGTTCCTGATACTTCTTCTTTTGGTTGGGGATTTTAGGCTTTGCCATACACTACTTCTTCTTGAACTTGTCACATATATCTCTATTCAAAAACTTACTCCATTTAAAGAAAGGGCAACGGCACATGAAGAACTCGCCTTTTAAATTTTTCTCGTGCCAGTCGTAACTATGCGCACAATCCCGGCAATGATAATTGGATTGAGGTGTTACTTTCTTTGCCATTATTCTTCAATTCTATCGGGTGCGGGCATTTCCAATAGACGGATAGCCTTAATCGTCTCTTTGCCTTCCAAGATGGCTTTGCACAGTCTATGATAACCATCTGCTATTTGCCCTACCTCATCCAATAGGATAGGATAATCAAGGGAACAGTCACGCACACGCTTGCATTGAAATATGAAGTTGTGAAGCTGGCTGCACTCAAACGGCTCTGTCGTCAAGTCGATATTCCAAAGTGGCATATCCATAACTGGATACTCTTTTGCCTTAGCAAAATCGTACAACGTTTGGGCATTCCATATTTTGTTACCTCTATGATATTCGCTTTCGGCAAACGTCATTTCATCTATTGGAACTTTCATGCGATTCTTTTTTTATATATACTTTAATTTCACCGGTAACATGAAGTGCGTCACCGACTTTTTCAACAAAATATTCTATTAACCCTCTTTGAATGATAGAGTTTATAATCGATTGGCGGACTTCATTTTTTACTTCTTTGATAAGCATTTCATCTGATTTCCGATTAGACCAACCTTCGTCAAGTTTCATCTTCTTACGATAATCCTTGATTTCTTTCTTGGTCCGTGTAAGACATATGCCTAGTTTCTTTGCTTCGTAGTTATCAACTTGTTCAATACTACTTAGTCTTTCTTGTGGGTTGATCTTCAATGCTAATCTAATAAGCCAGTTTGATATTTTTTTCTTCATGATTTTAAGTTTTAAGCCAGCAGCATAAACAGATGCCTACGCTGCCTTTAACTTGTCTACAACTTGGCAGATAGGCTATAAACCTTCATATTCATAAGCCATCTTTGCACTCATGACGCCTACCTGACTTACTATTTTGACGGACAGCCCCTTTTGTACATCAAGCTCAAAAATCACATTATCATTAAATTGAGCAGAAGAGTATTGATACAACAGTGCATAATCCATACCTTCCAATTTTGCGTATATACTAAGTATGCCACTATACTCTCTGTCTATCTGTATTACACATTTCCCAACAGAAATAAATTCACAGGAGTAACCTTGTTTTTCTTTACTAAATTCTAGTACATCAGTTTTTGCCATAATATTTATATTTTAGATTATTATTCTGATTGTTCGAATATATTGCTTATCCTGCTTTTGGAAGCCTCTGCATCTTCTTTTTGAATTTGAGAGAGAGTCTTTTGCGGATCGGTAGAAATACCCAAGTTCTTGATGGCCTCTAATTGACTGACAACCGCTTTCCCCCCACTGGCTGTAACCCACTTCTCTATTTCTGACTTTTCATCATTTTGGATAAACGGAGTAATAACATGCTCAACTTCAACATTATCTACCTCACCTTTCCAAGAAACATTCATCATTTTCAAGAAAGCTTTGATTACGCTACATTCACGTTCAAATGCTTCTATCCATGCACCACTTTCATCTCCAACCTTTAAATGAGCGTCAGTAAGTAAAGTCTGCCTTGCATCAAATCCGATGTTGCCAAGAGACTTCATGTTTTCAAAAGAAATATCCGGCATTTGTGATTGTGACCAAAATAACTTAATAAGGGTATCGACATGATATTTTAACGCTTCGATAGATTGCGCCCATGAAACATAAGAAACATCTCCGCCGTTTTCGACACGATAAACTCTACGACTTTCTCCCTTGTCTTCTTTTCCTTGAGTTGCGCCTGCTACTTTGAGAATAGGAGCACTATTATATGCGATCACGTCACTATTGCGTGAAAGGGTGTATTCGATTTCTTTTCTGATATAGGAAAGACCGTGATAAATGGGAACAGGACGATAAGCGTATACTCCAGGTATCTTCAGAATAACGACCGATTCTGATTTAACTAATTCCCAGCCGTTCCCCTGTTGTTTCCATTTATAATGAATGTTTGCTGTGTATGTCTCGAAATAGGTAACTTCTTCATTTTTGGCTTTTTTTGTGTATTCAAAAGACATTGCGATCATATCACCAAGCTCATCAAGTAAAGGGTATAACCTAACACCGTCCATTGGTGAGTAGGTCTTACATTTTAGCTTATACTTACTTTTAAAGCCGTATAGGGTGTTGGGGCTCTCAACTGTGTACCAAATGGTGAACATTTCGCATGAAGCAAAGTAAGCATTGCCCCGATTAGTATTCTCGCTATCAATACGGGCATACTTATATATCGCTTCAATCGCTTTCGCAATACTTTGGCGGATTTCATTGTCTTCTATATTGTGATATACACGTTTAATTGGGATAGCAAACATGAATTCAGTCATTCGTTTGGTGAGAAGTTTTTCAAGCCCAATGTAGATACGGGAAGCTTTTTCTATATCTCCATTAGATCGAATCTTGTCTTTACGAGTAACTGTGTCAGATACTATCTCATGTTCTGTTGGTTCGTAGTCTTTGATAAGTTTATCCCAGGAGGGGACATAGACTGACTTTCCTTTTAAGTCGTTGATAATATTATCAACGGGTCGGGTACTGTCTAATATAGCTGTTATTTCGTCCATAAATATAGTAAAGTGTCACTTGACACCCTTTTTTTATATTGATTATTTAGATAGGAATTTATTCACGAAATATATTTGTCCTTTGCCGGTTACTTTGGTAGTGGTCGTTACCAATACCGAACCATCCGGCTTGGTGATTGATGTTTTCTTTAACTCGAAAAGTCCCAATTTCATAGATTTCTGCGTCGGCTGATTGTAGTAGTCACCCTTTTGACAAAGATAACCATTCTCGCGCATCCAGCTAAACAAACGGTTCTGACCGATATTTACCCCATTTTGTTGTAATATTTTAGCCAGTTCAGCAATTAAACAAGAGCGATGTGAAGTTGAGACAGCATCAGCAAAAAGGACTTTAGGAGCATCTTTTTGGATCTTCCGCTCAGCCTCTATAAGACGCTGTTCTTTTCGTTTCAGTGTTTCTTGTGCCACAATAAGCGCACGTGCCATGATTTCTTCTGGAGTGTCGTCCATTTTGGTAGCGATGTAGCCACCTGTCTTACGGATACATGGCAACACTTCGCTTGTTACCCATTTGCGGAACTTTTTAGCTTCAGGCTTACGACTATCCAATATTGTATCATACAAACCATCCTCATCAACAAAATTTGCCTGTTGGATTCCACCGGCTGTTTCAAGGGGATACTTTGAAAGTACATCCTTATCTAATCTTTGCGCTACCTTACTGGGAATCAAATCCAAAATCTGGCATACATCTGCCAAGCAAAAGAAAGGTTCGTTATTTTCACTCATCGCAATTCTTACCTTTCCGAATTGCTCATTCTCAAAAATTTTAATTGTGTTCATAATGTAGTTCCGTACTCCTTCATACGGTGATTAGTTACACATGATACTGCTCCATAAAGAAACCGGATAGCACAATACGTATACCCGAGAACATGAAAGGATACGTTAGCATCAGATGCTATGGTGCAAATATAACAAAAGTGACATTTATTATGCCACTTTTAAACAAAAAAAATAATAATATTTATCTAATAACCTACCATTTTTACAGCTTCATGCATATAATATGGAAAGTTAATGCCAGCAATTTCACCAGAATATCCACAACGCCATAATTCAGCTTGCCAATCTTGGATTTCATCACGTTCATCAATATTGTACCTTTTCATCAAATCTCGCATAATGGCACAATCTTCGTATTTTTCTAGCGCCTTTGCGGATGAATACAGATTGAGAAACACGTACTGTCCGTACAGACAAAGAACTTTCTGAAATACATCAAAACGATTTTGTTCCATATTAAGGTATAGCTATACAGTGTCCGACAGCTTTTATTTCACTATAATCTCCTTCAATAACCCGAAGCATTGCTTCAATTATATACCGATAAGTGTTCTTATAGTCACTATATCCAAATTCCAAGTAAGTGCTGCTATATTTTAAGGGAATATCATCGTTATATAAATATCCTATGTAATATTTCTCTCCATTATATGACACATTTTCCACTATTTCAATATTATATCCTATTTTGCCATTAACAACTATCGCATACCAATATCTATCATTATCTAATGAACGAGGTACAACAAATCTATGGCTAATGATTTTTATCCTTGGTTGTAATATACTTCGACTGTTTATGTTATCTGAGCTCATAGTTGTGTATTTAAAAGTCGCACATTATGGTATATTTAGTTTGCAGAATCTTTAGGACTTTTTCTGTTACAGAAATTATATCTTCATTATACCTTCTTACGTTTCTGCCATATCCTTTTATATCTTTGCTTATCTTCCGGCGAAGTGTAGCATTTTTAGGCAAACAGATTTCATAGAAACTGCCATCAATTGAAGTTATCAACATATCAGCTTTCTTCTTTTGATAATCCAGTTCAGTTTCTTTGTATTCACCTTTAGGAATGAAATTGGGATTGGGAACTAAATAGCCTTCTGCTACTACATTGCCATTTATATCATATACTTTCATAATCGTGTGTATTAAGCGTTAATACCAATTGATTTTCTCATAAAGTCACTTGCTTGCTCTACTGACATATTCAGTTTCTTTTGAATCAGGATAAGCATACAGCTTACTTGTTCTTCTGTATCTAAGTTACCTTGTACAAACTCTGACATGATGAACTTTTCTATTATTCTCTGTTGGATTATTGTTGCTTTCATTGCTCTTGTCTTTTAATTGTTAGTATTATTGGTTTCTTTTTGTATTGTAAAGATAGTCATTATCAACGAGTTAGCCAAACATTTGCACTTTTATTTTTATCACAAACATCTCTAAATCAAAGATTTAACTTTTGACATAGAACAAAAATGGCACCGACTTTCACAAGCCAGTGCACATAAGAGCAATGAAAACACAAAAGAAGTGTTTTCGGTTACAAAGGTACTAAAAGAAACACAACTACAAAAAATCTTTGAGCAGCTCTTCATCGCTAATAAAGCTGTAATCCCTAGGATAGAATGTATTCGCTAATGCATCCATATAGTCAGGAGAACGCTTGATACGTTTTTTTATGTCTTCTTTAGCCTCAATGATAACCTTTCCATTACTGAGAAACTTCCATTTAGTTTCAGTCGCTTCTTCCATTAACTGGTCACATGGAGGTAAAGCTGCACCAAATCCATTTTTAGGATTGAGCCAGTCGCGCAAAGCCCAATACAAATATGCGCGCATATTGGCAAATTCATATTCTCCGGTAATATCATGCAACCCATCCGCACCTTCTGAATATTTACATGAAAAAGCATTTGTAAATTTTTCCTCCAATAAGCGGGAATAAACACCTGCCCCCTCTCCTATCGTATCAACAAATGCTTTTGCCCCTTTCTTCTTTAGGTAGGGAATCATCATACCTACCACGTGCATGTGGTCCGCACGTCCGGCAGATTGATGCACCTCAAACTGCGGCACATAATTACCATATCGGAGACAAAGCACGCTATTATCGCGTCCCATACCGGCCACGTCAACACCTAACTTACAAGATTTGGCTGGAATAAAACCGTTTGCTTGTAATTCTTGCCAATTCCTGTTTGCTATCTCTATCCATTCATAAGGTATAAGTACATCTTCAGAAACTTTCGGGAACATACCAAGTACCTTAACTCGAAATAAATCATTAGGTCTGTATAGTTTACCTTCCCAATTGAAATCGCCTTCTCCCTCATTGAAATCTGTTTTTTGAATGGGAGAACACCAATTTATTACCTTGTCTTTTACCCATTCATAATCCACTTGACCGGGTATTACTATTTGCTTCTTTACTACATTTTCTGCATTTAGAGAGCTAAGCCTGAATTTCGCAAAACGGTCAGACTTCATGGCACGAGCTGCGTAACCGGTAGTAACATTAGGATTGAACACTATGAGAAAGCGGGAATTACCCTGTAAGTTACCTTCAATAGCGTTGTATGTCGCTTCTGATATACCGGAAGCTTCAGTAACAACAAACATGGTATTTACAGCATGGAAACCGGACCATGCTTCTGTGTTGTCATCACCAGCTTTGAACCCCGTTAGAAACCACTCTTCGTAATCTGTTTTAATTCCGGAAGACAGTAGACGTCCGGGCAAGAACCCTGCATTTCTAAATAAACGAGATATTTCAGGTATCATTATATTTTGAACCTGACGAGCTGTAGGAGCTGTCATAGCAATCTTGGTATTCTTAACTAACTTACCTTCTTTCCAACGTGGAGTAAGATACATAAAGCACATAGATGCACAAGCTGCAATGTAATCTTTCCCACGAGCTGTGCCCGATGCTACAGCAGTCATTGGATTATGCTGAACGGATTGAAGAATAGCTTGTTGCTCTCTGTCTAGCCTTGAATGAAGAACATCATGAGCAAACTTGCACCAATCCTCTCGCCATGCTTTCATGTATCGTATAGACTTTTCATCTTTGCTCATTCGTCATCGTCCGGCAATTCCTGCATCAATTTTTCAAACTGATTCACATTCACATCCTGCTCCACTTTTTCAACATAACCTCTATGCTTCATTTTGGTCTTGCTTAGCCAAATAAGCATAGTATTATCTTGTTCCGTCAGAGCTTTGGCAAACATTGTCGTTTCTAGCTTATCATAGAAACTTTCTTCTACTTCTTTCCATTTTTCGGCAAAATCTGGATCATTCGCTTTCCATTTATAAGCGATTGAGCGTGATATTTCCACAGCCTCACAAGCTGCGGTAACATTCAACATCCTTGCGTCCAAAGCTTTTAAGAATTTCGCTTTCTTTTGCCTTGTATTAAGCCTGTACTTCTGTGCCATCTTTATTTCCCTCCAATACATTGTTTACGATTTCCAACATTTTACAAATACTCAAAGCTTGAGCCTTGATTTTATACTTGGCTTGCACTTTAGCTGATACTTCATTCAACCGGTGCATTGTATCCATATCCACCAAAGTTAGATTACCAAGCTCTTTTTCTGAATAACATTCCAACGTTTCCATGAGTTTATCAAACGAAACCTTCTGCGTATCAACAAACATAAGAGTTACAGGAACGATTTCGTTATTCGGCATTTCAACCGTATAGTTGATATCCTTTACACTTTCCAGAACTTCATTGCTGATATGCGCATACTCTTTCAGTGCGACATCTGTTATTTCATCAAGCAATTGCTTCAGAATCTCCGCATCGTCCTGCCCAACTATACTGTTATGTGACAATTGTGTTGCCAGCAACCAATCGTTTGTAGTTTCCTCTTCATCTATGTACATAACATGGATGGAAGTAAGCCCAGCCATTTTTGCCGCTTGCGTCCGGTGATTACCACTCACCACCGTATAAGAGCCATCCGAATGCCTTACACAAAACGGTACGGACGACAATTGACCGTCCCTACGAATATTATTTACCAAGGCATTAAACGTGTCCTGTTGCATGAAATGCGCATTTTTCTTGACCAGCTTAATGTCTGATAACTGTACTTCCGCTATCTTGAATTTTCCCATACATTACTCCTTTCTCGGCTCATCACCGTATTTTTTTACAAAAGCTTTTAAAATATCATCCAATTTTCCACGAATACCCGCATCTTGTATGTAATGGAGTTTACCAACACAGCGTTCATGCAGTCTGAACACTCCCCGATACTTCATACTTACCGGTTTATCGGTAAATACAGAAGTGGCAATCACCCCACATTCATGTTTATACCTTATACCCAACTCTGATTTAAATTCTGATGAAAGAACGCCCATTATTAGTAATCGGCTTAACTTAGGCAGAGGGTGGTCTATGACAAAATCCGATTTCATCCAAACTGCATCCATGCCGTATTTGCTGACCTTCAGGAAGTCAAACATACAAGCTCCGAACACGTAATCATCCAAGAACCACAAATAACAGAACGGAGCTGATCCGAGTATGATGCCTTTCTTCAAGTAAATCATGCGCAGATAATCAATTTCTGCCATAGAAGCACGAACAAACCGGAGTTTGCTATTATTTGTAAGTACGTAATCGTCTGGCAACCGTTTATATTTTAGAGGGATGATAGTTCGCTTGTTAAAACTGCTGTCTCCACTTTCTACCACATTAGACCAAATATATGTGCGTTGGTCTTTGAATACCTCTCTTCTGCCCATAAATCCATGCTGCGAGAGAGCCATGTAATTAACTTGTTCTTCATCTATTTCTGCATATTTCGTTTTAGTTCGTTCTTGAGATCCAAAATCATCCAATAAGAAACGCTGTAATGCGTTGCTTGTGGCTTTCATACCGGAATGAAATTCATTCTGATAGATTAATATGTCATTCTCTTTGCAGTTAAGAATTGCATCTGATATATCAGCACAATAAAATACTTCAATAGACTTACTTTTAAGGCTGTCTACGAGCTTTTGGTAACGTTCCGTATACTTTTTATGGTAATGCTCCAATTTTGCCATAAAATCGTCATAAAGCGACTTATGGTAAATATCTTGTGAGTTCTTATGCTTCTTGATGGCATTGAACAGATGGATAGTGGCAATAATTTCAGCCGGACTTTCAGACTTGATATTCAGAAACTCATATTCATCATTAAAACGCAGTTCTTTTATCTCTCCCTTGATTGCTTTATACATCATGTAGATAAAATACTCCTTTGTATACACCTTAATCTCACGGTTGGTAAGTATTTGCTCTATATCCATATAGTATGAGTTTACCACATGGGCTACATCAAACTTGGCCGCTTCTTTCTTGATGAAAGAAAGCATACGATTTGACTTCTTGAACATGGAACCCACTATCGTAACATTATCCGAATGTTCTGCCGCCCAAAGCAACGGTTTGTGCCTTTGGGGAACTTTAGAATAATCAATATGGAACGCTTCAATACATTTATCAATTGTAGTGAGTTGCTTATATTCCTCCATGTCTTCATGTAGATAGGCATACTCCACGAATGAATACATGAATTTGATTGTTTCCAGAATTTTATCGAAATCCCAGGAGCTATTGAAGATCCTAAACTCTGCCGTTCCTATCTTTTCAATAGAACATAAATTAAGCCAGTACCGGATGTGTCCTCTATCTGAACCATTGCTAAAAACTTTCAGTAGATTTTCAATAGTATCTGCTTCCAATACACGCTTCACTACATCCCAAGGAGGGCTTGGTACGAGATATTTTGTTTCCCACCACTCCGCAATATCGAATATCCGTTTGATTGGATATGCAGTATAATAAGAGAGAACAAACATACGCTTGATAACATTTAAGTCCATGTCCTTGATGTACAGATGCGCATCAAAGCCTTCATTCCACATAAGATAGCTCCCTGCATCTTTCATGGTCTGAATAAACTCCTTCATTTCTTGTAAATCTTCTGCGCAATAATGGTACGGTCGAGTATTTATCTCACCGCCAAACTGGCCGTGATGTGTAACTGCTGAACCGTCTGAGTTATTCATCATGGTCAGCTTGTTATCCGTCCACTTGTAACCTGATGGAAGTGGTATGCGTTGTTTGTCACCATCCGCAAACTCTAGTTCCATACCAAATGTTCGATTGGATATGTAGCCTATCCACCTTTTATCTATATTCATGTTCTGCATATCTCAACTTGACTAATGATTTATAATTGGGAACAAACGTAACCACATCACCAATGCAATAATTTGAGACATAGTCACACTCCATAATTGAGTATTCACTAGAACTATCTACAAACTTCAAATTGGTACAATCACTAATTTGACACTTATCTAAGTCTACCATTGAATAGCCACAATCCAAAATCAATTGATTACGTTCTGGGTAAATACCTATAATCCTTGTTTCGATTTCTATACCATTAAGACCCTTTCTCACCTCATAATTACAATATGGGATTGTGCCAAACAACATATATTCACCAATACGAACATCACTTATGAAACTAGGCAGTTTACTATTTTGCCCAAGCCAAAAACTACCTCCCAAGCTGATAGACTCAATATCATTACGCAGGAGATTCCAGATACGGAACAGTTCTTTTTCCGAAGGGTGATTTTCATTCAGACAACCGGAAGTAATCAAACCATATATATGGGAGCTTGAAAGTGTCCTTATTTCATTGGCCAACTTACTTGCTTCATAAATGCTTAAGCCTTCTCTATTATCACATGCATTAATCGGAATATAAAAATTATGTATTCCTTGGCACGCATTTCCATTGATAGTAAGATATTTCCAAACATCCGCAAATGATGTAACCACAGCGCCGCTATTCCCCTTTACTGCCTTTCCGATAGAATAGCATATACTGTCTTTTAAATGGAGTCCAAAAATCTTATTTCTTATTTTATCCGATATATGCTCATAAATATCTTCATAAAAATCCTTGAACATTAACGAAATAGGAACATTAACAAGTGTTCGGGATTTCTCGATATTCTCAATGATATTTTTGGTATAAACTATAACTTTCATAGCTCCCACTTTAAGATTAGACGTTCAATCCCTTTGTATTTGATATCTCTTTTGAATGAGAACCCTGCATTGATGAAGCTCTTCATGCTTGCCTCATTCTTGGGTGATGTCATAGCAAATATCTCTTGTACACCATTAGAAACCAATTTTGCTATATTTGCATTAATAAGTATATACTGGAATCCGTTACCCCTATAATCAGCATGAACAAAACATTTATCCACGTAGGCAGTACCATATTCAGTAAAGTACGTAAGAGAATAGGCAACCAGCTTGTCATTTACCAGTAACCCGAAACTGCAACCGGATTGCAGGCATTTCACTATATCTTCCTTTTCAGAAGGAAAACACATATCAGGATTAACAAAAAGAGTTTGCTCCATTTTTTCAATATCGGATGTATCAGATATAGACAATACTTTCACTTGTATCTTATACTCAATATTTCCTTTTTTTACTGGAAACAATGGTTCGTAACGGTCAATCCATGCTTTAGATAGGAATGTGTCTATGTCAGTTTTAGGCAACAATGCTTTTCTGTAACTGTCAAAGATGCCCAATACAAACTCTTTATGTTTGGTAAGTTGTTCATTCTTCAACGGACACTTACCACTACGAAAGACAAAACTTTTCTTTACCGATTTTACCCACAAGGGGTAAGTACGACACATGATAGGCTTATAACCATTGTCACATGACTTACAGTCTCTGGCGAAACATTTTGCCTTTTTACCGCCAAAATAATCATCGTCTATAATCTGCAAATGGGAGATTTCTTCTTGGTGCCCATCAAGTTCATGGGGCAATATTACAATATGCCCGTCCGACCCGAACGAACAACATTTCCAACCGCAACCGGAGTTTTCACATGCTCTTATTAGTCCTTTTTCGTCCATATATTTGGTTGTATATAACTTCATATACATTTTGCGTTAAATGCCTGCCGAGCGTATTCCCGACAGGCTTAACACAAAATTCAATCATCTATAAGTCACTCACAAGAACACCTATGCAATCTATTCGGCTTCTTTACAGTCGTGTCAGATGGCAATTACCATCACCCCGTAAACTGCACAAGCTTTTATGTTCTTGCTTCTGCTTATCGCTACTATAAGGGTTGAGCGGAAACAGGGAGTCGACCCCCACTCTTTGGCTGGAATGCCAACGCTCTACCGATGAGCTATTTCCGCAATTGTCTATGCTGTCAAACCACCGCTTGCTTGGCAAATTTGGCAGCATTCCATCAAACGCTATTGATGGTTGGCTAATATTTTTTCTAACTTATCAAGAATCTTATCAAACTTTAGTTCCTTGCAGAAGACTTTAAAAAAGTCTTCTGCAGGCATTACCAAATTCTACTACGCTTTCCTGTAAGGTCATAATATCAAAACAAACTTAGAACAAACTTGCTTGTTCGTACTTAGGTTCTTTCTTCTCAACTACTCCAAATTCTGTTATCTCAATGCCAGTCTTTTCAGTAAGCCACTTTGCCAAAATATGCCGATGGCAGAAATCACCCGGTTTTTCATAACAGCAGAGAGCAACATCTTTACCTTCACTGTGTCGTTGGATAGTTTGAATCAATTCTTGCGGATTGACTTTTGCAAGAACATCATTCAAATACATACTCGTGTACTCTTCATAAGTCCATTTATCATCCAACATGTATCTTCTTGGTGCAACCTCTATGATCTGAGGTGCATTATAAAATCTTGGCCTCCCTAACGCAACACATATCATTTTTACGTTTGCAGCTGCTAGTTTTCTGTAATTCCCGAAATAACTTGTATAAATCCTCATTGCTTTATTTTTATGGTGTAAAGATACTAAATATGGCGTAAAAAGCGCCACATTTAGTCATAAATTTATCTAATTTGATGATTTTATTATCTCAACCTTGTAACATGTCATCATGTGGTCTGTTTCGCGCCCCATATTGAAAATATTGCCGAGATAATATTTGCGTACTTCTTGCTCTGATAAGTTGATAGGGGTGACGAACCAGTCTTCATTACCTTGTTCGTCTCTTAAATACACTTTTACCGTTGTTTCCATTGCTTTTAATCCTAAAAATGCGGGTCAATATAATGACTTTGATAATGAAGCATAAGCAAAACACCGTCCTTGTACGATTGTCCATCTGCTACCCAACAGCCGTTTCTTCTTTTAGTGAACACCTTTGCTCCACCTTCAAGTGTTGGTAAAATCCTATAATCACCAGCATAGTAGTCGATACATTCCGTTTGATTAAATGTAACCTCAATCTTGCATGGAGAAATAATTTTGGTAACAGTAGCTGCTCTCCTATCAGAATAGTAGCATACAGTACACCCTAGCCCGATTTCAGGAATTAAGTTTTTGATGGCTTCTGTCTTCTGTCTATCCCTTTCTTCTCTCCATTCGGAATACTTAACCCCATCCGGACATTTTCTGCTTTCGATTTCTCTCAGGATAGCAAAGCTTTCTTTGCTTGTTAATTTGTTCGATGTTCTCATTGCCCTATATTTTATCCATTATATGATGCTGTTATTTCTTCGGCTTTAAGCTCAGTCTTCAGTTCGCCATTCTTATACATTCTTACTGCTACGACACGAACGGTTTCAGATAAGAATCTGCCTAAGTCATTTCTAACTTTTTGATCCAGCTTAATAGCCTTTGCCAAATCCTTAGTCCGCTTTCTAATGGTTTTCCTGAAACCGAAAACATAATCTTCCGTGTCAATCTCAAACTGGTATGTAGTTGAATGCAATACCCGGTTAAGCTCTTCTGTCATTTGTTGTACCCTATTCATTGCTCTTATTATTTAAGTTGTTATTTTTGATATGTAAAGATACAAATAATATATTGAATATCAGTATTTTACATCTTAAATATCGCAAGCTTAAACTTTGTTTAACTTATTCATTTACTGATACTTAGTTAACAGAATAGATTTACTTTTCTCTATTTCGCCATTGGTATCAATACCAATTTGCTGGTAGAACCCGGCATTACCAGAAAGACATTCATACGCAATTTTCAATGTTCTGCGTTCTTCTTTGGTAAATCCAATGCGAAAAGTGGAGAAAATAGCCAGTGCGGCTTTAAAATCACCGCACCGGAGTAATGAGATTGCTTTATTGGTTTTCGTTTCCATAAAGATAAAATTCTCTCCCTTCAAAATCGTCTGCTGTCAACACAATATCTTCACAGTTTACCATGTCTTCCACTTTCTCAAAAGCATCATCTTTATCTTCCGCTTCCACCTCTACCACTTTAGAAAGAGTTTCTACTACTTTAATTCTGTACTTTTTCATTCCTTAATTCCTTTTTTTTAGTTCTTCAATAAGTGCATCAGCTAACATTACAGAATGTCGTACAAGTTGTTGTATGCTTGGATTTGGGTCTACTCCATCTACAACAGGAGCGGCCAAATTTCCAATCATTGCAGTTTTTGCTATCTCATACCTACGTTGTTCCCAATCAATACAATCGGACTTTTCCTGCATTATTTCAAGCTCGTCACAATCATATACATCTTCTGAATTAGATACGTTCACATACCCTTTTGCTATAATTTCATTGCCTAATCTTACGTTCAAGTGACGTACTTCTATGATTTCTCCTGTTTTCTTTATCTTTGCTTTCATGCTGTATAATTTATGATTTGACCACTAAAACTACATATAATATCATCGTATTCATTGGCAGGTATTAATTCATCTATTTCCTCAAAATCTTTATGTAACTCTTCAGAAAGATTGGTTATAATATCAACGTAAATATCCTTTGCTTTATCACGAACAGCTTCATCGTAGTCATCTTCGTTCATCCATCCTTCTTGGTAAACGAAACATGGTTTGAACCGTTTCTTGACTTCATCTATCAAATGGTAGTTCAAGAGTATTTCGACTTCCGTCTTTTCAATAGAAGATTGGAAACTAATCCCGTCATACTCAACACCGTGCTTTCGCTGGTAACTACTTATACCATCATGTCCTGACTCTATTGCATTGAATATATCCCCCTTTTGGTAATTCTTATCACCCCTAATTTTTACAGTGTTGATGTATTTTGAACCTTGCACATCGAAATACTCAACAATACAGCCATTTTCACAGACAATCCTTTCTTCTAATATCAACTGTATCATAAATCCTCTCCCCACAACTTTTTAGCCAGCTCGTATTTCTTTTGCAGTTCGTTTACCTCTTTCTTGGCATAAGTGAGAGTGTACGCATGTTCACGTGGGTATTTGCCAGACTTTACGCCTTCATGGTATTCTTTAGCTTGTTCCAATTTATGCTCGTAGAAGTCTATACTTTCAGGCATTGAGAGATTAATCATATTGGCTCTTTCTTCCCAATATTTGGCTACCCTTTCATGTTCATTAGTCTTATCACTGAACTCAACGCTTTTACCCATGTTGTTCCAAGCATCATCTATCATTTTGCGATGCCGCTTTTCGCTATGATGTCCTACTTTGATAGGTTCACCGAGAGAAAGAAAATCAGCATCCTTATTTGACTTGTTATAAAATTCAGTACTTTTGCGTTCTGCGGATACAGCCCATTCACGTCTGCGCTCCGCTCTTTGCTTTGCCCATTCCTGAACATTAAAACCGTCGGCTCTGATGATGGAATAGTAATAGAAGCCATCTTTCTCAAAAATCAGATTAAAAACGATGCTTTCATTTTCTTTGCCATACTTGGTGGTAACTAGAATTTCTTCACCTCTTTCGTACTTTTCTTCGCACTTTGCCAAAAATACGTTTGGCGCAAATTTGTAATATGTGTTCATTGCTCTTATGTGTTATGCAGGGCTTTCGCCCTGCTGGTTAAACTTATCTTTTATCTATCACTAAGTAATGGTCAGCCAAACACTTTACCCATTGTATTCTATACTTTCTTGAAGCACATCTAAATTCAATATCTCTTATAGCAGAAAGAATATCAGACACGCTTTCATTATAATATTTTGCGAGTATAGTTAGTACATGATAGCTTTCTTGCGGTGTAAAGTGCAAAGAACTTCTGTATCTCTTTGCTGTCTCATATACTCTTTTAGAAAAAGATTCTATAGTTTCAAATTCTTCTAATCTATAATTGAATAAATCTGTTGCTTTCATCGCTCTTGTCTTTTAATTGTTAGTAATATTGGTTTCTTTTAGTATTGTAAAGATACTCATTATCAATGAATTAGCCAAGTATTTACACAATTATTTTAGTCGTAAAACACTCATAACCAAAGATTTAACCTTTAGAGTAAAACAGCAAACATAATACAGATGATGCATCGGAAATGGTTACTTTGTACAGTTTATCCATTCCACTTTTTTAATTTATCTAAAAACTTGCTATCCCCTGAGTAATCAGCACTGATAGCCTTCTTGCTTTCGATAATCTGCTCTAAAAGTATTATACATTCCTTTCTTATCTCTTCGGTTTCATTATAACCGCAAGCGTTGTCAACCATTATCTCTATGTTTGATTTTGGCTTAGAAAGTTGTTTGCAGAGAATTTTCAACCGCCAGTAACAGAAATCAATTGTGGCTATGTGTTCTAACTTGTTCATTTCTTTTTAAGTATTTCAATACATTCCTTTACTCCATCATCGAAACCTTGTTTATACCCTTTGGTATAATCCCCTATAGTATATACCGCCATTGACAGAAAAAATAGAAGGATACCTAAAGCCTTATGCCAACCGGGCAGCGAGATAGAAAACGGCTTAAATGTAATTGTGAGATCTCCAACCCATAATAGGGCGATAATACATATGATTGTAAATATAATTGTTTTCATAATCATATAAGTTTTAATGCTTCCTGTAATCCTGCTTCAAGTGCGTCTTCGTAGATATCCCATTTACTACCATCATTTGTTCCTTCATAAACAGAACTGGCTATATGAGTTCCATTGTCAGCTTTAGATATTTCGTATCCATAACCACAAGCACAGTTATATACACATATATGAATGTTTTTGGTTTCACGTAACCACTTTTGGGCGATGGATTGTGTAGGGCAAGAATAAAATAATTTAGGTAAATCCTTACTAGTTCTAAATATGGTTTCCATCATTATACCCTTATGATTAATAATATCTTTGCAATACTCATTAAACCCTTTCTCTTTCAGCAACTTCGCTGTTTCTAATGTTACAAGTTCTTCGGTCATAACTATTTCTTGTTTAACTCATCCAACACTTTCTTTACTAATTCATAGCGTGGTAATTGCCAATTCTTCGCAATATCATCTATTTTATCATCATAATGATTGTCGTAAACATACTGATTTAAGTTGTCAACAAACCCATCACTATCAAGTCCTTCATCGCAATCATCAAACATATCAAGTTCACAGGCTAACTTGGAGCATTCACAGTGGGTTACCCAGTCATAAACACGACCGTCATAAACATTGGTCTGTCTGTTATATTTTTCTCCAACGGAAATTACTTCACCGCAAAAATCGCACCTGTGTTCTTTGCGAGCGACAGGAGTTTCATTTCTTAATACTTTCATAGTTATCTACTCTTTAAAGCATTAGCAAGCATATCTTCACAATGCAGCTTATAAGCATGGGCAAACATTTTCAAAGTAACAGGCTCAAAGTGAAAATCTGCCTGTTTCCCTTCTAAAACAACAGAAATATATAATTGTCCATCGCAAAAGTCAATATATGCTTCACCACCTCCATCCCCTTTAATGGAAAAGGTTTGTGTCTGTACACTATCCATAGCTATTCTCCTTTCAGTTTCCTTATTAGCGCATCAGCGAAACCAAGACTCCATTCTGCTATCATATCTGAACCAGCACTCATTATCTGTTCATGTGGATTGCTGCAAAATCCTTGCATCGCGGATTTAGCTAGTTCATATCGCCTCTGTTCCCATTCGATAGCTGAAAAATCAAGTTCGTATTCCTTGAAAACCATGTTATCACATACATATAAATAATCTCTGCTATGTTGAGAGTTGATGTTTAATTGGGGAGTTACATCTACCAAAACTCCTGTTGATTTTACTCTTGCTTTCATATTTAATATTCTGATTTAATAATAGTACCAAATGAACGATACCTACGCCAAACTATATTTCCACGCTGAATACTAGTAAGCCAATCACAAGCCTTAAACACTTATCCTACATTATATAAAAATGGTCGTTTTTGTATTTTTCTTTTTATTCTTGCTTTCATAATTCCTTCTTTGTTTTAAAGTGTTCAATCAGTTCATTTACGGTAGCCTTACGGAAATTTCCTGAAATAATTGTTGCATTTTGATATTCTATACCCCAAAAGAAGAAGCTACCTTTAGGCTCTATGAAATAATGGTCATTACCAATAGCATCTCCAAAAGAAACGCTAAGTGAAGATTCTGCTATAAACCACTGCATATAGTTACTATCATCCCTTAATGCAGCTATAGCCAGAAAAAGTTCCTCATTCGTTCCACAATCAACACTATCGGTTTCGTCAGGATGTGGAATATTACTGAAAAACTCAATACTATATAGACCGTATTCGGGTTCAGTGAAAATACATAAATCTTCGTTAAGTTCCGCTCCAAACAATCTATATCCCAACTCATCTAATTTCTTTTTAATTTTATAGGTACTCTTGCGAATAAAACACGGTGTTGTAAATCCCATAGTTATTCCTCCTTCTCTATTTTTACTTTTCCGCGGTTAACAAAGCCATCACAGTTCATCAAAGCACAAAGACAGACGGAATATTCTTCCTTTTCTGACTTACTGCAAATGCGCAACAGTGAGCATTGGTTGCATGGGACATTTTCACTCGTCATCTCATGCAACACTCCATTTATTATTATTCCGTTCTTTATTTCCATATCTCAATCTCCTTTCTCTTTAATTCGTTCCAGTACATCCCTGTTGGATTCTAGTATCTCATCGAAAGACGGTATTGGCATCCAATAGATTACATCATCTCTATGATAACTCTCACTTGCAGCGCAGTCATACCAAAAGTGATATTCCATATCTTCGTTGTAATCTTCATCATAATGCGCTATTCTTATTGTTCCATCTTCAAGCGCCACTAATTTTTCGTTTGTATCTTCCGGCAACCGTTCCTTAACGCTTATCCACGGGGATTGCTTGGACTGCCACTCAGCACCTTGGATGAAATTTATCTCTCCAAACCTTGCCAAATCTTTACCAAACAAAGTCCTGTCAACTGTCCTGTGATTAAACAAGATATTTTCCCTTGCCGCTTCTTCTACTGTCTGTTTCATAATTTAATCAATTAGGGGTGATGTGGTTGAATGTTCAATTCGTTCTCTATAAATTTCTGCAACTTATGGGCGCATTCCGAGCATAAGTCGGCTTCTTGGATGAATATATCTTCCCTTCCACCAACAGAGCCACCACCCCATTTATCTATCTTGAAATCTAGCCGCGCATTACGGAAATACGATGGCTGTATCTCTCTTCCGCATGCATCACATATTATCGTTACTTTTTTCATATTTGTTCTGTTTTAAATCAAATACAAGCTAAATGTCCGTAGGCGCATTCTGACATGTTGCCATATTTATTTACATGGTCAACAAAGTCCTCCAAAGGAACGGCATCTATCTCTTCTCTTGCCTGTACAATGGGAGCACCACCACCAGTAATACTTACTTGAACAGTATCCCAAGAAACGTACTTCTGACATTCTTTGGTCAATTCACTTTCTATTACTGCTAGTCGAGCAAAGGCGGAGTTATATTCTCCAGCCAATTTTTCTATCTTATTCATATTTATCTTGTTACAAGTTATTTTTTCCTTTTTTTGCATCTACGTTGAAAATCCAACATAGATTTTTTCCTACCATTAAGAGCACGTGACATTTTAATAATCATATATATTGTCACAATAAATACAATGACAGATAAAATACCTCCGACAATTATATATGTACGTACTAATCCCGTCAATCCGGATTGATTCAAATAGTCAATAAGTTCTTTCATAATCAATCTCCTTTCTCTTTAATCCGTTCCAGCACATCCTTGTTGGCTTCGAGTATCTCATCGAAAGAGGGGATCGGCATCCAATGGGTAATGCCTAATAACAGCTCACTAATGTTATCTCTATAAGTTACCTTGATTGTTAAATCTTTAATCTTCTTCATTTCTGATCTGTTTTGAATTATTTTTTTATAACTACCGCCATTGTACTAATAGATGTGCCACTCTCTTTAAACTCGCCTGCGCTGATTTCAAACACCTCTCCATGTACTTCTTTCAGCCAGTTGCGGAAATCAATACATTTCTTTTCCGAAGCGAATCTCCAGTGTTGGCTGGTTATTGCTGCAAGCGTACCGCCTTCTTCCAAACGTTCATACATAAGCTTGACATGCTCTATATCCTGATTACCGGAAAACGGAGGATTTGCAATTATCTTAGCATAACTACCTACACTGTCCTTGGTAAAATCTTCATCAAGCAATATTACGTTGCTAAGGGTATGAAGAAATTCTCTGTTTTCCGGCATCAGCTCATAACATTCAACCATTACAGAAGGACAAGCCCGGTGGATTGCTTTTATAAGCGCGCCACGCCCAGCACTCGGCTCCAGTACCGTATCATCCTCATGTATCCCTCCGGCAAGCATAACCAGCCAGTCAGCAACATCGGCCGGAGTTTCAAAGAACTGGTAATCTTGCTGTAGGTTACACCGTTTACCCTCTTTCAGTATGGAAAACACACGTTCCGGATTAAACGGGAATGTGAAACCCTGTATCTTCCCACCTTGCCATGAGCCGCCGGCTTCTTCTATCCACTTCTTTGCTTCGGCATAAGATTTTTTATTGAATTGAACCTTAGGAAGTTTGAGGATATTGTTCTCAAGAGTACAATGTTTCAATATCTCTTCCACACTCCATTTCTTACCTTCATCAGCCTGCTCCTTTTTTTTGCTTATTGAGCCATTCGGAGCTAGCAACGAAGATATCCTTTGGACAACTATGTTGCTTGCGTCCATGAAGGCATTGACGCAAGATAGCGTCTCTATAAAAAAATTTGTATCAACATGCCCGGTAGCATCATAGATGTCTATCCCTTCGGTCATAGCTGACAGCTCATTGAGCTGTGCTACACTACCATGTAACGTTTCGATTAAAATCTTTTTTTTGTTCGTCATAACTTTTCTGTAAATAAATTCTAGTTGTGTCTACACTCCCATGGCCTAAAAGGTCAGCGAGTTGAATTACATCTTTGTTTTTTTTCAGGAACATCTTAGCGAAAAAATGGCGAAAGGCGTGTGCATGCATCTTCTTTGAATCAATGCCGCAATGTTTCCCCCATGCTTTCAAGTTTTGGGAAAAGCCCCGCTGTGTAATCGGTCCGAATCTCCCTACCGCAAAAATCCCAGTCTTACCATGTTCCTTAGCATAAGCCTTCGCTTCCTGCTGCAATTGCTTTTGAAAGAAAAAACGTCTGTACTTGTTACCCTTTCCTCTTAATGTCACTTCCCCGGATATGATATCTTCCCATGTGAACTGCTGGAATTCTGACAGGCGGGCACCCGTTGTTCCCAAAACTTTAACGAAGAAATAGTAATCCTTATTGCTTTTCTCCTTAAGATAGTTCAATAACCTGTTATACTCATCTTCAGTCGGGACATTGTTTACATCAAGTTTGCGCTTAAGCTTAGGTCGCTTAAGCTCTATCGGCTTTTTCATCCATTTTGAAAATTTTTCCAAAGCGGTAATACGTAGACGGATGGTCTGTGGGGATAATGATTTCTCTTCTAAAGTCCGTATAAACCTCTTGCAGTTTTCCATGTTTATAACGTTGGCGTATGCAAAAAATTGCTTCATAGATGTATGATAAATATCCACTGTATGCGGTGAATAATCATTACTATCAGTCAACCATACAATAAAATCATTCAATAGTCTTCTATTCTTCTCCGAAATGGCATCAAGCCTTTCTAATGTCTTTATCTTCTGGTCCTTACGGTTATATCCGATTTTAAGATGGTGTAATAAATCACAAATGGCTTCACTCATCAATGGATAACGTGCCCCAATATTGGCATTCTCACGCTTATAAGCCATATAACTACGACGATTAATATCTTCAGCACTTTCAAGAAAATCAGTTACATACTTGATGTATTTACCGATGGTATCATAGGTCCTTCTTGTTGTAAACAAGTAAGAGACGTAATCAGCTAATATTTTTTGACGATCATTATTCATGATTATTTATTTCTTTTTCCCCTTGATTTAATCTTGATTGGATTGTTTTTTTTGTTCCAGTACCGAACCACTTTAATCGGCAGCCATGTATCCGGAGCCAATATTTAAATTCGAGAATGGTTGTCTGTTTCATATCTGATCTGTTATGCGTCATTTGATAGCTTCATAAAACACATCCATATTGTTTTGCTCTGCCTTCCGGTAGTATGGCCAAACAACGGTTTGAACGGAATAACAGACAAAACTTCCGCAGCTTTTATCTGACTCTCGTTCCATTTGAATACAAGCGTGCCGTTAGGCTTCAAGACGCGCATACACTCAGTAAATCCATCGTGTATGAGTGACTGCCAGTCTTTCGGTAGTTTCCCGTACTTCTTAGCCATCCATGAGGTTTCGCCAAGTGTTTTCAAATGTGGCGGATCAAACACCACCATGTAAAAAGAATTGTCCTCAAACGGCAAGTGGGTGAAATCGGCTATTATATCCGGTTTTATCTCTATGGTTCTGATTTTATCCCTGTCCTTGGCAGTTACTACCTCCGATCTCTTATCAACGAATAAGACAAGAGGATTATGTTTGTCAAACCAAAACATCCTACTGCCACAGCAGGCGTCTAATATGACCTTTGTTTCAATCATTCTTTTATTGTTTTTTAATTAATTACTCCCGCTAAGCCTCCTTAAGCTCTCCATTGACTAGCATATACCATGTGTCAGCCTTAACCTTTTCCCCGTCAACTTCAAACGCCTTGACCTCCTTAATCGGGTAGGTATTACCGTTCCATTCTCCACGTTCTGCGAGGACTATCCAGCAACCTATAGCTCCCTTAGCCTTACACCCGTATCCGGCAGCAAGAGCAATGCTATCCTTGCCTGTGGCTGATGCTGCACCATAGTTGCCGGTGGCTGATGCTGCACCTCGGTAGCCTGTGGCTGATGCTGCACCTCGGTAGCCTGTGGCTGAT